TGACGATTCAAAGACGGAAAAAGGATTCCGCCATTTGGAGGCATATAAAAAGGTCTGGGACGATCGCCTGGGCTGTTATAAAAACACACCATTGCATGATGAGCACTCACATGCCGCTGACGCATTCCGTTATCTCGCCGTAGGACTGAAAGCACTTGAGCGTAAAGACAACACTAGTGTAGATAATGATTTGAAAGCGGTTAACAAATATTACGGATATTGAGACGAAATATAAGCGATGTCAATTTAGAACCATATGACGCTATGAGACAGGCAGCCTCGACGGCTGAATATTACCTCAATGAATCTTATAGGATCTTGAAGGAAAATGATTACGAAGATTGGAAAGTGGCGGACGTCATAGAATTAGCTAAGGTAATGGCACAAGACTTTCATTCTGCCATGATATGCATGAAAATGCAGGAAATAAGGGATGCCATGCATGGAGAATAAATAGTCCGAATGACGACTCAACAAAATAACTTGTACGTGCTTGGCGAACGAATCAGACATCTTACAGACCTGTTTGAGTCAGATGAATATGGTAACAACATATTTGTAGCCATCAACCAGCTCGAACTACAAATGCAAGACATCATAAGAGCTCAGCAAAGATAGGAAAACCTAATGAACCTAATCATAAAACTGATAGGTAAAGATGAACCGCGATAACGTTAACCACCCATCGCATTATAAGAGCTCCAAAATGGAATGCATCGAAATCATTGAAGCGTTCGGGCTAAGCTTCCATCTTGACAATGCTGTCAAATATATCATTCGAGCTGGCAAAAAGGGCGATGCTAAGGAAGATTTAAATAAAGCAATTTGGTATCTGCAAAGAGCTATACAAAACCTAGAGGGCAAGCGTGGAATTGATCAAAAGTAAAAGAGTACTTAACAGCAAGATCAAATCTCTATTGGAACGGGAGGGCGACGACCTTAAAAGCTTCCCTGTCTCTTTTTCATTCTGCGAGGGTATGGGCGAACCTGTTTTTACATTCACTGTTGAACGATCCGAAGAGGATCATTTCATAGATGAAAAAGGCCAAAAATGGGTGAGGGCATAGTGAAATCCTATTGTAATTATTGCGATCCCAAATATTTCGTAATCTATGGCTTTTGCGAAAACTGCAATAGACGCTGTGAGTGTCCTTTATTTAATCCAAAGGGCACAATGAGCCTTTTAGACTATGAAGAATACCGAAAGCGCTGGAACGAACTACGCTCAGATCTGATCCTTGATGCTCTTCGGAGAACAGGAAAATGAGCCTGTGGGATACATTAAGAAATAAGTTTCCCCTTTTGTACAAAAAGCGTATTGCATTCGAATGCGGTCCAGGCTGGTATGATATTCTATATAGCCTTTCGAATAAGATCGAGAGGATTTTAGAAACGTCCAAAAAATCGTGCGACTCTTTGCGATGTCCCTGCAACGACTGCCTTGAAATGCATGCTGTGCAGGTAAAAGAGAAGTATGGAACGTTACGGTTCTATATGTCATGCGAGACTGATGAAATTTCCGATCTCATCGCAGAAGCCGAGGCTTTGTCGTCTCAGACATGTGAAAATTGCGGTGCCCTGGCAAAAATGCGGGGAACTCGCTGGATGGAAGTTAAATGTGATGACTGTTTTAAGGGGAAAAAATGAAAGAACAATATGAAATGACTTTCCATTTTAACACTGGAAAAACTTTAACGATGCCATGTGACAAAGCAGCCTTGATAAAGCTTCAAGAATCTTTGAAACATAGCTGGGAAACATGTTGCATTGTAAGCGACGAATGGGGACTTACATTTTCTGCGGTAACGCATTATACAGTTCAACGAACAATTTAAGGAGAAAGCAATGACAGAAGAAATACCACTAGATGAAGCTAGCAAAGTGCCATGCGTGCCCCCTAGAGCGAAACCTAAAAGAGAAATCTTTCGCTTCAATGGCGAGCGACCTACAGCTATTAACCTGGATCATGTCAATTTGATGTTCATTGAAGGAAAGAAGATTACCTTTCAGTTCTACAATTCTGCAACGTTTATCGAACTCGCCGATGAAGCGGCAGCTAATTCGGTATTTGACGCTCTTCTAAGCGCATGGGTAGGAGAAATATAATGTGGAGTAGCAAAAAAGATATTCTTAAAGCAGTCGCAGGGCTTTCAGATCGGCTGGTAAGAATTGAAGAATATCTTCAAGAAACCAAAGATTTCTTTTCCTCTGAGTCTATGGAAAGCACTTTAGATAGCATTCATGACAAGGTGAATGGCTTGATAAAGGATAAAGACCGCCTTCGTGCTGTTTTTTTGGCAGAAAAGACCCTCGATAAGTTCGAAGACTACATGAAAAATGTCGATAAGCTAAACGGCATGATTAACGAGCTTAAGGGGTGTGCTAGTATGGCGCGCGGTGCCGTCGCGGACCGTAAAGCTCTAGGCGATGAACTGAATGACGTCATGAAGGACATGAATGAATATATTGAAAATCTTGCCTCCGAAAACAGCAAGAAAATCGACTCTATGGGCAAATTAATGCGTAAAATTGCGGTAAAACTGCAAATTTGCGAGAAAAAATCACCTAAGAAGCGAAAGGCTAAGAAGCCTACTCCTCAGCCGGCCTGATGTTTATCGACCTTATTGAACCATCGAGAATTTGGACAAAAAGGTTTCTGAAAAACAAAACCTCGTCGAGGGTGTTGCATTGGACAAGCATAGTGTTTATGCAGGCGCTCATAATAGCCGACATGCTTAGGTTACGGTCATTGCCTTTGATCGTGGCAAGGATATGCGCTTCGATTTTCTGAGTCATTTCCATGACGTCCATCAGATCGTCTTGTGGAATGAAATATGAGTCCATTTTTAGTCCCTTGCTTATTATAAATTTTATCCTACAGGATGAGATTAATAAAGATCTATGGTGAATGATGCGAAATAACGACCCTATTTTCTGGCCCGAAGATTCGCTCAATGTGTCTCTTCGTCAGGGCATGGAAAAGAACTATTCCGACAGCATTAACATCTTACAAACTCAATGGTATCAGGCCGACCTAAATCAGCGCTTTACCATGAACGATCAGGAAGTTTGGGGTTTGATCTTTCCAGGGGTAGCAACCTATCGCCGGAAGATATGGAACTTCAACATAATGAACCCGATCAGCGAGGCTATCAGCGGTCAGCAGCGACAGACGCGCAAGAGCTCGGCAGTCATTCCCGTGCACAATGGAATGCAGAAGACAGCGGACCAGTTCACCAAATGCCTTTACCACAACCACAAAAACGGATTCCACCAAACCTTTAGTAATGCTTTTCAGCAGGGCGGGGTGATCCAGGGCTTAGGATTCATGTACATGTACGCGGATTCTACGAGAGATCCCGTAAGCCCCGATCCAAAATGGCGTTATGTCGATATGAAGGCGACGCTTTTTGACCCCTACTTCCGCAAAGACGATATGAGCGATGCGCGCTTTTGGTGGGTTAGGACATTCTTCGACGCTCAGGAAGCTGCTTTGATGTACCCACAGTTTGGCGATGAGATCTTGTCGCTACCAAAGGGCACCTATCGCGATGATAAGTTCTACTATATGCCGGAGGTTTACCAGATTCAGTTCCCCAATCTAATCGCTTTTGATGAGTATTGGTACCTGACAAGCCGAGAGGCTAAATTCCTGGTCGATAAAAAGACAGAAGAATGTCAGGAATTCACAGGTACCGAAGAGCAGCTCAAAGAAGTCATGCAGGCATTCAAGGGTAAGCTCGCGTTAATGAAGAAACCTGTTCCTACGGTACGCCGAAGCATCATCCTCAACGACAGGGTGATTGTAGACGAGCCTAACCCATACGGCATGGATCGCTATCCCGTAGTTCCTATTATGTCGCTCTGCAACATGGATTCGCCCTACTACGCGTACAAGTTCAACAGTCCGATGACTATGCTCCGAGATTGCCAGTACCTTTTGAACCGCTTGAAGGTATCCAATCTTGAAATACTCGATGCGCAGCAACAAGGCCTAAAGGTCAAAAAAGGCGCTCTCGTTACACCCGACGACGCCTTGAACTCTGGGCATGGCAGAGTGCTTTCTATCGACCCAGAGTTCCAGATGGATGACGTTCAGGCCATGCCTATCGTTCCCCCCTCACCCGTAATGCTCCAAATGGAAGACATGCTGAAAGGCATCTTCTTTAACATAGCAGGCATCGATCCTAATGCTATGGGTATGGACATCGACGACAAGGCAGGCATCATCACCATGATGAGACAGGCGGCTACGGCTAGGAATCTTCAAAGGCTATTTGACCAGGCGGACGAAGCCCAGAGACTTTGCGCTGAAATCGAGGTCGAATACATCCAGAAGAACTGGACATATGGCAAGGTTAGACAAGTCATTGGCGAAGAGCCAACAGCGGAGTTCGATAGTAAAATCTTCTTCAAGTATGGCTGTAAGGTGGTTCAGGCTGCCCTTACAGAAACTCAACAACAGTTAGAACTAGCCCAGATTCTTCATGCTCAGCAGCTATATCCAGACCTCATTCCTCCTGATGAGGTGCTTGAGTGCATGACCCTGCAAAACAAAGATCGCATCGTAGAGAAGGTCATGGCTAAGCAAAAAGGCATGCAGGAACAACAGCAGAAAATGGAAGAGCTACAGATGCAGCAGATGCAGATCGATAACATGACAAAAGTGGCTTATGCCCATAGTCAGGAAGGGCTCGCCAAAGAAAGAGTGGCCAAGATTCAAACCGATTCGGCTGTTGCTCAAGACAAATTACGCCGAGCTCACCAGGAAGACACGGCTAGCCTACTGAATGTTGTCAAGGCGCTCAAAGAATTGAAGGGAATGGACTTGGATCATCTAATGCAACAGGTCGAAATCCTCAATGCTTTAAGCCCTGCTGCTAATCCAGGAAAGGAAACTGTTGCAAATAACCAAAATGTTGCATGACAGTTAAGTTACAAAAGCGTTTAAACGAGGTGTTATATGAAAGAGAAGTATGGAACGTTACGGTTCTATATGTCATGCGAGACTGATGAAATTTCCGATCTCATCGCAGAAGCCGAGGCTTTGTCGTCTCAGACATGTGAAAATTGCGGTGCCCTGGCGAAAATGCGGGGAACTCGCTGGATGGAAGTTAAATGTGATGACTGTTTTAAGGGGAAAAAATGAAAGAACAATATGAAATGACTTTCCATT